TTTAATAGACCCCATTCATTAAATAAAGATGAATTAGAAGTTGTAGGACGTAAAATTGTTAAACAATTGTATAAAGGTAATATTGATAGAGCAGTAGGAGAATTAACTGAAGAGGAAGGACCAACAAAAGCAGATATTAAAAAAACACAAGGGTTAGCTAAAACTAAAGAAGATTTAGCTAGAATTGAAAGAGAAATGAAATCCATAGCAAAAAAATGGTCAAAAGCTAAAGGGGAAGAAAAAGAAACATTATTAAACACCCTAAAAAACAAAACCAAAATAAAAAAAGAACTGGTTAAATTACTAGATAAAGTATAATGGGATCTAAAGAAAGGGTTATTTATATATTAAAAATAATAGTTTTGATTTGTATATTAGCGTGGCTTTTATACACGGATGAGGAAAATTATGTTGATGATTATAATGCTAAAATAGAAGCATTAGAAGAGAAAGTTGATTCTTTACATAGTATCAATGATAATTTAACTAATAAAATAGATACTTTAAATTTTCAAATCTCATCTTTAGATAAAGAAATTCATAATCAAGATAATTTAATTAAAAACTTAAGAATAAAAACTAATGAAAAAGTTAAAGCTGTTGATACCTTTAATAATGCTGAGCTTTATAAGTTTTTCACAGAGCGTTATAGACACCACCTCGATTCGCTTAGAAGAACCGATAGCGAAACTAGTAATTAAGGATTTAATTACAGGAGACGAAGCTAAAGAAGAATTATCCATAAATGAAAATAAATTTCAATTATTGGAAAAAAAATTAATATTTAAAGATAGTATTATTTTTAATTTAAATACCAAAGTAGGGAATTTTGAATCTATTATTAATACAAAATCAAACCAATTATCTTTATCTAAGGAATTATCTGAGAAATTGCAAAAGGATCTAAAAAAACAAAAACTAAAAACAAAATTAGTAGCTGGAGGAGGTGCAGTAGCAATCTTAGCAGCAATTTTCTTATTAAAATAGAATGGCAGATATAAAAAAAGTAATAAGACAAGAATATCTTAAATGCGCTAAAGACCCCGTTCATTTTATGCGTAAATATTGTTATATTCAACATCCACAAAGAGGTAGAATACAATTTAACTTATTTCCTTTTCAAGAAAAAGTACTTAAATTATTTAGAGATAATCCTTATTCAATTGTACTAAAATCTAGACAATTAGGAATGTCTACTTTATCTGCTGGTTATTCTTTATGGCTAATGACTTTTCATAAGGATAAAAATATTCTTTGTATCGCTACAAAACAGGAAACAGCTAAAAATATGGTTACGAAAGTAAAATTTATGTATGATAATTTACCTTCCTGGTTAGTAGTACGTGCCTCTGAAAATAATAAATTAAATCTTAGATTAATAAATGGTTCTCAAATTAAAGCCACATCAGCAAGTAGTGATGCAGGTAGATCAGAAGCAGTATCATTGTTATTAATTGATGAGGCAGCATTTATTGATAATATTGGGGAAATTTGGGCATCAGCTCAACAAACACTAGCTACTGGTGGTGGATGTATAGCATTATCAACACCGTATGGTACTGGTAATTGGTTTCATCAAACATGGACTAGAGCGGAAGCTGCAGAAAATGAATTTGTTCCAATAAAACTTCCATGGTATGTCCATCCAGAAAGAAATGAAACCTGGAGAAAACGACAAGATGAATTATTGGGAGACCCTAGAATGGCGGCACAAGAGTGTGATTGTGATTTTAGTACTTCTGGTGATATTGTTTTTTATCCTGAATATATTGAATATTATGAAAAAACCTATCTAAAGGATCCACTAGAGAGAAGAGGAGCAGATCAAAATCTATGGGTTTGGGAGGCACCGGATTATACTAGAGACTATATGGTAATAGCGGATGTAGCAAGAGGAGATGGAAAAGATTATTCTGCATTTCATGTAATAGATGTAGAAAATAATGTACAAGTTGCTGAATATAAAGGACAAATTAATACAAAAGATTATGGACATTTATTAGTTGGGATTGCAACAGAATATAATGAAGCGTTACTAGTAATAGAAAATGCTAATATTGGATGGGCAACAATACAAGTAGCTATTGATAGAAATTATCCAAATCTTTATTATTCTCCCAAAGGTGATAGCAATAATGTTAATTCATATTTTGACAAATATATAGATACTTCTAAAATGGTAGCTGGGTTTACTATGTCATCTAGAACAAGACCAATGGTTATAGGAAAATTCCAAGAATATTTATCAGATAAAGGTGTAACATTTCAATCTAAAAGATTATTAGAAGAAATGAGAACATTTATTTGGAGAAATGGAAGACCAGAAGCACAATCTGGTTATAATGATGATTTAGTAATGTCGTTTGGTATTGCTATGTATATTAGAGATACAGCTTTAAAATTTAGACAAAGAGGTATTGATATTACAAGAAATGCATTAAATAATATAAAAGTAAACAGAACTGCGTATAAAGCGGGTTATTTTTCGAGTGGTGTTGACAATCCTTACCATATAAAAACTAAAGATGGTGAAGAAAACATTGATTGGCTCTTTAAATAATATTTATAACAATAACAATAAATTATGGCTGATAAAAGCGTATTTAGTAGATTAAGAAGATTATTTTCCACTGACGTAGTAATACGAAACGTAGGCGGAAATCAATTAAAAGTAATTGATAGTGGAAAAATTCAATCAATGGGAGAAATTGAAACAAATTCTCTAATTGATAGATACAATAGAATATATTCCTCAACAAGTCCTTCATCATTATATGGGGCACAATTCAATATAAATTACCAATACTTAAGACCAATATTATACTCAGAATATGATGTAATGGATCAAGATGCTATTATAGCATCAGCTCTTGATATTTTAGCAGATGAATCAACTTTAAAAAACGATCTGGGGGAAGTACTTCAAATTAGAAGTGCTAATGAAGATATACAAAAAATACTTTATAATTTATTTTATGATGTATTAAATATTGAGTTTAATTTGTGGATGTGGATTAGACAAATGTGTAAATATGGTGATTTTTTCTTAAAATTAGAAATTGCAGAAAAATTTGGAGTATATAATGTAATACCTTATACAGCATATCATATTGAAAGAATGGAAGGATTTAATGATGAAAATCCTCATGAAATTAAATACAAATATGCACCAGATGGCTTAGTAAGTTTAAGTTCGGGTATGTTCCCAGTACCAAATGCAGCAGGCAAAATGGAGGACCCAAGTGGTATTTATTTTGATAATTATGAAATGGCCCACTTTAGACTAGTTTCAGATGTTAATTATCTTCCTTATGGTAGAGCTTATATCGAACCAGCTAGAAAATTATTTAAACAATACACTTTAATGGAAGATGCAATGTTAATTCATAGAATTGCACGAGCTCCTGAAAAACGTATTTTTTATATGAATGTAGGATCTATACCTCCTAATGAAATAGAAACATTTATGCAAAAAACTATTTCACAATTAAAAAGAACTCCAATGATAGATGAAAAAACTGGAGATTATAACCTAAAGTATAATATGCAAAATATGTTGGAGGATTTTTATATCCCAATTCGTGGTAATGATACAACAACAAAAATAGAAACAACACCAGGATTAGCATATGATGGTATACAGGATGTAGAATATTTAAGAGAAAAATTATTCGCAGCACTAAAAATACCAAAAGCATTTTTAGGGTATGAAGAAGATGTAGAAGGTAAAGCTACACTAGCAGCACAAGATATTAGATTTGCTCGTACTATAGAAAGATTACAAAGAATAGTCCTTTCAGAATTAAATAAAATAGCTTTAGTTCATTTATATACTCAAGGTTATACTGATGAAACTTTAACTAATTTTACACTTCAATTATCTAGTCCATCAATTGTATTAGAACAAGAAAAAATAGAATTATTAAAAGGTAAAACAGAATTAGCTGGCTCTTTATTAGAACAAGGTTTAGTTCCGTCGGATTGGATATATGATAATGTTTATCAATTTAGTGAAGAACAATTTGAAGAATACAGAGATCTATCTAGAGAAGATGCCAAACGTAAATTTAGATTAGACCAAATAGCAGCAGAAGGTAATGATCCAGTACATACTGGTAAATCTTATGGTACTCCACATGATTTAGCTTCATTATATGGTAAAGGTAGAATGTATACTAACCCAGGTGATGTACCAAAACCTGAAGAATATGCATCTGATGATCCTAAATTAGGAAGACCTGTAGTATCTAATACAAAACGTAATACTCAAGATGATAATTTTGGTAAAGATAGGTTAGGAGTTAAACGTATGAAAGATACAGATAAAAATGATTCTAATGATATTAAACCTAAATTTAAAGGTGGAAGTCCATTAGCTCTTGAAAGTGCAAAATCAACTTATCTTAAAAATCTAGATATGTTTAAAAAATTAAACAAAAAGAAATTAATATTTGAAGAGAATAAAGATGATTCTTCATTATTAGATGAAAATCAATTGAAGAAGTAAATATTTTTTCATATTTATAAATAAATATATTTTTTAATGAAAATCAAACATTCGAAGTATAAAAATACTGGAGTTCTCTTTGAACTACTAGTACGTCAAATAACCGCAGACACTCTTAAAGGTGTAGATTCCCCAGCAATAGATATTTTAAGAGAATATTTTGTAAAAACGTCCTTAGGCCGTGAGTACAAATTATATGAGTCAATAATGAAGTCTAAAGTATTAAATGAAGGCAGAGCTAATGCAATAGTTAGTACTATTTTAGAAAATTCTTCAAAATTCAACAGAACTTCCTTAAGAAAACAAAAATATAACTTAATTAATGAAATAAGAAAGCATTATGAATTAGATGTATTTTTTGGGTCTAAAATAACAAACTATAAAGAATTAGCAGCTTTATATACCCTAATTGAAAGTTATAATATCAAACAAAACACCAACCCAGATCAATTAATAAGTAATAAAATTACATTATTAGAATATCTAACAAAACAAGAGGTTAATGTTGAAGATGTTAAAGAAAATATTATAAAAGAATTTAAAAATTATGATAAAGACACTAGAATTTTAACACACAGAATTTTATTAGAAAAATTTAATGAAAAATATGCTAATCTATCTAAAGAACAAAAACAAGTTCTTAAAGAGTATATTAATTCTGTAGACTCAACACCAGGATTAAGAAAATTCTATAATTCTAAAATAAATGTATTAAAGTCTACACTATTAAAAGAAACTAAAAAAATAAAAGATAAAGCGACTCAGATAAAAATAATTGAAGTGTCTAAATTTTTAACTGAATTAAGCAAAACCAATAAAATTGGTGATGATAATTTAGTTGATTTGTTACGTTATTATGAATTAGTTAAAGAAATAAAAGTAGCAAATGCCACACAAATATAAACTTACCGAAGCACCTAATTTAGCAAAAGATATTGATGCTAAAGTTGGTGATTTTCATTATTCAAGCGATGGTGATACTAAATATACAGTAGTAGATATTGAACCTCAAACAGGAGCGGTGCAATGGGATATATTAAATCTTCCTTCATTTGAAACATTATTTAAAACTCTTGATAAAGCAATAACAACATCTAGAGGAGTCTATACAAAACTTAAGACAGACACTAAATTCAGAGATATTTACGATGAAATAAGAAAGATAAGAAATAGCTATAGAACTCATATGAGAAATGAATACCCAGATGAAAATAGTAAAATAAGATCAAAGGGACTTATAGAAGTAAATATACCAGACCCTACATCTTGGGCGGACCCAGATGATGAAGAAAAAGAACAAAT